CCATAAAATCTAATTTTTTATATTAGTACCCTTAAAAAAAAAATTAGATTTTATGGATGAAAATCGTCATACAGCGAAATATTATAAATGGATAAGACCATACATCCTTAAAAAATATGATATTATTATTTATATAGATACAAAAGCATTGTGGAGACTAAAATTTACAAAGGAAAAAATAATAAAGTTGTTTAATAATAAAAATAAACATAATATATATTTTTTGAAACACCCTAAACGAAGTAATCCTATACAAGAATTAAAAAAAACAATTAAATGTAATAAAGAAAATAAAACTAATTATAAAAAGTTTAAAAAAATTCTTAAATCTATAAATTTTAAATCTAAATTACCAGACAGTGCTATTAGAATTTATAGAAATACAAATAAAAATTTTAAGTTATTAAAACAGGTATATAATAAAGAATTAAAATTTAAATTGCGTAGAGATCAAAATTGTATTAACTATGTATTCTATTTAAACAAGAAAGAGTCAATATTAGTGTTTTTTAAACCTAAACATTTATATTAAAAATATCTAATATATTATATTAATGGACTATACTAAATATGTACAATATCTAAAAAATAAAAATATAATACTTTTCGATCATCAATATAGATTATCATATTATAAATTAAATAGACTACAAAATTTAAATAATCAAAATGGTGGTGGTAAATATACTACTAATTATAATTCTAATTTAATATTTAAAAACAAATCTAATAATGATATTATTAATATCATTAATTCTAGTTTATCAAATAATACTAAATTAGGTTATTTATATTATTTAATTTATAATTAGTTATAAATATGAAAAATTATTATAAAATATTAGATCTTAATCAAGATGCTAAAATTGAAGACATAATTGAAATTTATAATTTTAAATTAAGTAGATATAAAGATTTACCTTTTTTAACTACACAAATGAAAACAGATGTAAAGCAACTTAAAATAATCGAATATATATTATTTGATGAGACGAGACGTAATAAATATAATATTATTTTAAATAAAAACAATAAAGATAAAAATAATTCTACACAAATTTGCGATAGGTTATTTAGTTTAAAAATGTAAATTAGTTTTTTTTATAAATATAGTTAGATGAAAACTATATTTATAAAAAATAGTATAAAAATACAGAGGTATTACAGATGTTATAAAATTAAAAATATATGGGATAAAATAATTAATAATTATGATTTAATAAATAAAAAAAATATAGAATTTTTTCTATATACTAAAATTATAAGAGATAACTATTTACACGTATTAGTTAAAAAATTTATTAATAAATTAACAACATTAAAATATAATAATGATAATAATGATAATAATGATAAAATAAACTCTCGTATATTTTTAACTAGTTTTTTAATTTGTAATTTTGGAGAAAATCTACTTGGTAATAAAAAAAATTGGAATATATTAGATAAGGAAATATATTCATGGAGTAATAAATTAATTACTTTATTAAATGATTTACAATTAAATAATAATTATAATAAATTAATTATGTTAGACACTTTTATAAATAGCTATAATTTAATTTTTAATCATTGGAAAGAGTGTGATAAAAATAAAACAATACATAACATAATTATCTCATATTACAATAATCAAAAACATATTGAATATATTAAAACTTCAGAATATAATAATGAGTATAATGATAGTAATTTACAAGATTCATTAAAATATTTAAAACAAAATCAAATTAAATTATTACAAAATATAAAATTAATAGATAAAGATTTTAAAATAGACTATCTTATAGAAAATTATGAACAAATTTATAATAATATTAATTTAGGAATGGAAAATTTAGTTAATAATATTTCTTCTACATTTAAAAAAGTTTATATGGATTCTCTTATAAAAGAATTAAAAGATGGTGATAATAAAATGATTTATGATCTAATAAACGATACGAATAAGCGTATTATTAATATAGTACCTAAACAAATAAAAATATCTGTAACAAAAAAATTAATTTCTTTTAATTTTATAGATATGCTTGCTAATTTTAATTGGTCAGATAAAATAATTAACTATATCACATTTATTTTAGATACTATTGTAATATTACTTGAAACAAAAAATGAACCTCACAATATTGCGTGGAAAAATGAAATAATCACACTTTTTCAAAAATCATATACTCAATATTTTCCTTATATGCTTATTGAAATAAATAAAAAAATAGATAAAATTTATGATTATCAGTTTAATTTATTATAAAATATATCTTATAATAAATGATTATTGATGTAGAGTTGTTAGTAGATGATGTTTATAATATTATTAAAATTAATGTTACAAATATTAATGATCTTAAAAAATATATTTTTTTACACTATAATATAAAAAAAGAAAATCAAATTTGGTATTTTAATAATAAAAAATTAGTAAATAATTTTATTATTAAAAAAGGAAATTATACTGTTACTAATGTTAGTAATGTTAGTAATGTTAATAAAAATATGATATATTTACGTATTTATAAAAATAATAAGATAATTATAACACCATTTCTACCTTATAATTTAACTATAAAAGAATTAAAATTATTATTATTTATAAAAGAAAATATATATTTTAATAATATAAATTTAAATAATAATAATACTATACAATTTTATAATTTAAAAAATAACAATTTACTATCTATTAAATCTATTATTCATGTAGAGAATTAGTAGTTTGTGGTAAATCAGTTTTAGGTTTACGATTATATCTATAATAAATACCAGAATATGCAACATCATCAACCGTAAATTCATAATCTTTGTTATTATTTTCAGAATCTACTAACATATCAAATGTTTCTTTTGTATCTAATGTTAAATCTCCACATTCTAAAAATTTGTCATTTTTACGATATAGTTTATAGTATAATACATTACCATTAAAATTATCATTAATTAATTTTATATGTGTATCTTTAATATTTGTATAATCAGTTATATCGTCTAGACCTTGTATAGTAAAAAATATTTTGTAATGCGCAAATTTTACTCGAATTGTTTTATTAGATTTAAGATCTCTAAATGATGCTAAAGCATGTGGGATAGATTCAAATGTTAAAAAATACGAATTACTTGTTTCCGTATGAAATTTTTCTTTTAATCCTTCTAGATTTTCTAGTAGAGATTCATTAAAATCTTCAGAAGTTCGTTGAACTAGTAGAGTTCTACCTGCCTTCCTTACAAATCTTGATTTTGTGTTTTGATTTGTTTCTGTCATTATTCTTAATTATTATAATTAATAATTCTTTAAATATTTATAATAATTCTTTTTTTATATATTCATTTAATTGTTTAATTAAATTTATTGTATAATTAAAATTACTAATATCTTCTAATAATATGTTTAAACTACTTGGACAATTATTATTTAATATATCTTTTTTATAAAAAGTTTCATAATTACGTATTAAAATATTATAAACAATATATTTAATTGTAATTTGAAAAAATTTTTTAAAATAAGTAATTTGATTTAAATATGATAATAATCCGGTATCATTCCATAAATACATAAATTGAAACATATCATTTAATAAAATATATCTATTTTCTAAATTTAAAAAAACTAAGTTAAACTGTGATATTTCTGTAAAATGTTTTTTAAAAAAGTCTGTTTGTTTTAAAATAAAATGAATACTTGTTATTTCAGGTATTAGTTTTTGATAATTATCATCTTTTGGAAAAGTTTTATATAATTCTGGTAAATATAGTGTATCATATGCTGCATAATTTATTAATTCTTTTGACATATCTTTAACATTAATTCGAATTTCAGAAATACTTCCCATTTTTTCTTGATTTTCTAACAAGTAATCCATTTGTTTTTGGTCTATTACATTCATTTGTAATAGTAAATAGTAAATTTTACATTTATTTTCTACTAAATTATTTTTTAAATTATAATATTCACATAAATATTTTGTATCAAATAGATTTTTACAAAATTGTTTTTTTTCATCAATATTAGTAAAAAAATCTGTAAATAAATATGGAATATCTAATGATTCACCACCATGTAATATAGTTTTAATTTTTTCATTTAATAATAATTTTTTTAAAACTTTTGTTTGTTCGTCATTTAGATGAGGTGGATAAAACATAAATATTTCTGATTCTTTTTTATTTGTTTCTAAATTAATTTGAACTAAAGCTATTTCTCTATGTGTATCATCTAAACTTCTATTAAATTCAAAATCAATACCTATAATTAATTCATCTTCAAAATTATTATATTTTTTAAAATAATTAATCATTTTATTAATATTTTCAGAAGAATCACACAATGTTATATTATATATTTTATTATTTCCCTCTAATATCATAAATATATATATATATATATTGAGAATATAATAAAATAAAATGTTAAATTATACTAAAATATTAGAATCAATTTTTTCTGCATATACTTTCTTAAAATTATTATATGCTATATTCATCTTCGCTTTTTGTTTAGTACTTTCTTCAAGCCATTGTTCAATAGTCTCACATATTTCCATATATTTTAATTTAAAATGTTCTTTGATAAAATTGCTATACGTAGTTGTATCAGTTGTATCAGTTGTATCAATGCTTTGAATAACATTATTAATAGCAATATTAATTGTTTCTAATCTTATCTTATCTGAATAATCAAAGCTTCTTAATTCACCGGTTGGTGTTTTCATTGTTCTTTCATAACCAGGTTCATTAAAATATGGTTTCTCAACAAAAATTAATGATTGGATTGATATCAAAACTTGTAAAAATGTAGATATTTGTGGATTCCAAGATTCTCCGCTTTCTCCACTCCAAGTTCCTAATAAAGACAGACATACTTTTCCACAATTATATAGATTTGGATTAAATCTTACTCTACCTCCACCTGTTGTATTCAAAAGTACTTTTGGTACTGAGTTTGGATAATCATCAGGAAAATAAGCGTGAAACTCAAATAATCCATTATGATAAGGAGTATCTTTTGGTCCTACAATTAAAAAAGTAATTAGATTTAGATTACTTTTTGGAACACGCAATAATATACTACTATCCCAATTATTAGGAAGATTCTTTTTTAGACTATTAAATTCTGAAACAATACGCATAATCGCTTTTGGTTTAATAGATACACTTTTATATTCAAAAAATCGATGAGTTGAAAATAATTTATTATAGTTAAATTGATTTTTATTAACAATATCAAAATATATATCTTTTACATTTGATTTAGATGTATTTATCTTTGTTACAGGTATACTTTGAGAAGTTAATTTTGTATGAATTTCATATTGACTTCTATAAATACCGGAAACCGTTAGAATTTCATCACAAATGATTCTTATATTTTCATCAAGTGCGCTTAAAACAGTTTCATCGCTATATATATCATTATTTAAATCTTCTACAAAGTCTTTCATTGACATATAAATTTTATTTGTAAAATTAAATGGAATACTTTTAAAATCTTCAAATTTTATAATGCTTAATATTTCACTAAATATATCTTTTTTATTATCTAGTTCAAGAATTGTTAAACCATTAAAATTGTTTATAATATAATCACTTAAAATATTAGTTGTAAATATTAGTTTAATATCAAAATCAGAAACTTTCATATTTTTATTAATATTTTTTAATATTTCTATTATATCATTATTTGATTCTTTCTGTTTTTGTAAAAAATGTTGAATATTCCAAGTTGAATTTGAATTTCCTGAACCATATCCAGTACCTGAAGACCAATATTTATTGTTAGCACATAGTTTTTTTTCAAGTTTTCTATTAGAAATTAATTTAATTATAATTTTTGAAGTACTTATTTTTGTTATTTGTCCAAGTTTAATTAATAATAATTCAATATTAGATAAAGAATTATCTATTGAATTATCAAAATAAGTATTAAAATATGATTCTAAACTTGAACTTAGATTTTTAATATATTCATTTAATGATATAGTATAATTCCATCTTGTATTATCAATATTATTTAAATTCAAAATAGCTATAATTAAGTCTGGATTAATATAAGGTTTAACATAATTTATTTCGGGAGGAACAAATGGATAAAATATATGATTTAACTTAAAATTTAATTCAAAATAATCATATTTACTTTTTTTTAATTTTTCACCTAATTCACCATAATTATATTTTAATCTAACTGTAAAATTAGTATAATCATTGTTATCACAACAAATATAATTATTATGAGATAGATCAGTATTTACGTTTTGTATTTCTTTAGTAATTAAATCGAATACTTGTGTAGTATCTAATTTAAGTTCGTTTGGAATAAAACTTAGCAACTCATTTATATTACTATTACTAGATAATTTGTTTTGACTAAAGTATTTTTTTAAAGTATTAAAGTTTATTAAATATTTAGTTTTTTTACGTTCTTTTTTAAATATATTCATATAATCTATTGATTTATTTTGTTCAACATGAAAAAACTTTATTATATATTCTTTAATTATATTAATATCAAATTTACTTTCTTTTGATATTAAAATATTTAATTTATCTGTATCTATATAATCACTACTAAAAACACAGAAATTATCACTATATTTTACAGTAAGATTATTATTTTTATATAAGATATTAAATTTAGTAAAATCTTTTGATGTTTTTAAATCAGTTAATTGTATCATTTGTTTTAAATCATAAGACATTAAAATAATTATTATTTAAATATTTAAATAATAATTATCAACTTTTTTATAAAATAATTTTATTGGGTAGTATTAATATATTGGCTCCAAAACTGTTTAATTTTATCAACAACATTTTCATCTTTATACACAAAATCATTACTCTTATAGAGTGTATCACCTACAAGAGTAAATTGTGTCAGACTCTCAAGTAGAGTAATAACTGGGTCCGTATCAGCAACTACGGATCCAGTTTCATCAACCTTAAAAATGGTAGATCCTCCAAGAACATCCATTAGAAGACCAGTAGATAGTCCTTCAACAAGTTTAACACCCTCAAACTTTCCGTGTGCCGGAAATCCAGGTGTCTGAGAACGGTAATTCCAAAAAGCAGTAAGTGGAAAGGCAAACCCTTCTTTTGTAAAAGATACTTTCATTTCATCAGCAAATGTTTTCCAAGATGTTGTCGTATCTTCTGTAGGATAATTAAAACCACAGTAGTCTGTTTTTGGTTTAAAAGCAAATCCTGCAAAAGAAGAATTAAATTGTCCGTCAGTGTGGATAATATGAATAATCTTACCATCAAAAGATGAATCAATCTCGCGTACATCTTTCATAACATTAATTAGGAGGTTCATTGCTCCTCGCATATTAGTAGAACCACCCCATGGTGCCCTACGGACTTGTTCATACCAATCAACAATATTATCACCTTTAAGTTTAATTAGTTGTGGGTTTGTATCAAATGTAATGAAGAATCTTCCAAGTTTACTCATCATCATTGTAATGAGTCCATTAACAATAGCATATTGCATTACTTGTCCCATAGAACCAGAAACATCAACTGTAGAAATGACATTTTGAGGGTCAGTAGGTTTGAGAGCAGGAATAGAACCTTTTTCAGTCCATTTTTCAAGTGCTGTATTGTAATCACTCATTATTTTTTCTTTGTGGTCTTTTACAAGATCCATAAATTGCGCGTGAAGAATTTTACGTTCAACCGAACTAATATTCCCCTTGCTAATAGCATCTGCTATTTTTGTGGAATCAATCTTTCCATTTAGTTTACCTTCAACTGCAGCATTTATAATTTTCTTACGCAGTTCAATACGTACCGGATCACTTGTACGGTTTCCTGTTTCTTGTTGATAAATTGTAGGCACTTCATCTACCAGTTCATTAGCAAGTGCTTTTCGATACTTAATAGTAGCACCAGAAGAAATCTTTGAAGGATTAATTTCGGACCACTTGTTTGCAGCCATCAGAGGTTCAACAACCCCACTAAGAGTTGTTAGACTAGAAATAAATTTGCGAAAAACGCTATTTGTAAAATTAATATATGGTTTACTATTAGCTTTCTTTTTAGCAGCAACAAGACCACCTTCTGTCATAACATGATGAATCATTTGGTTTCGATGAGAACTATTATGCTTTCCTTCACGTGGAAACCACTTTGCTGCTAGGGATAGTCCCTTTGCTTCTGGATACTTTGATAGAAATTCGTCAAGAGTAATTTTTTTTGATTCAACAGAAAGTTTATCAATAAAAACTTTAAACTCACTTGTTTTAAAATTTGGAGATGGTCCGTAATAAGGAAAACCTTTACCACCAGTAAGTTTACGAAGATCTTGGTCAAGTGCGTTCATAAACACATCAATTGCCGACATTGTAATAAGTTTTTTATGGTCTTTTGCAAAATGTGCAATTAGAGCAGAAATATCTTTAAAATATCCATATGTTGGAAATAGTCCAATCATTTTACTTGCAATATCTGGATGCTCTCGATGAAGAAGAGAAAAGAGAAAATAAGAAATAGAACGATGTCCTTTACCTGTTTTAGCTTCACGCTTACCACCAGTCACAGCACGTTCGCGGAAAATTGAACGAATAAACATATCAAACATAATACCTTGGTCAATAGGAGTACTTGTCTTTTCAATAATAGAAAACAGTTCTTTTACTTTCGTAGTAATAAACATTCGTTGATCAAAAGGAATATTTTGAATAGGGTCTTCTGGTAGTGCAGGTGTTCCCTTTCTTTGAGAACCATGACCTTTTGAATGTTGATATTTTGTAGCAGCTTTAATTTGGTCATTAACTAGTTTTTGCGATAGTTCAAGTAGTTTTCCAGAAAAAGCTTCTACATCACCAGAATAATGACTAGATAGACTAGAATAATTGACATCACCATTTTCAGTAATTCCTAGTTCAATTGGAGACTGTTTTGTTTCTGTAGCAGCGAGAGTTGCTGCTTGTTCAAATGCGGAAACAAGAGTAGATTCATTTGATACAGTAGTTGTATCTGATTTTTTCATATCGTTCTTTACAGCTTCTTTTTCATAATATTCACGGATAATTTGTTTTTCTTCTTCAGTAGGATAAAGAAGATGGCGTGGAATTTCTTTACCTGTATAACCATCAAAACCAATTGTAAAATCATTAAAAAGTAGAGATAGTTCAGTTTCAAGTTCTTTAGAACCAACAATAATAGGGCGGAATTGTCTAATCCATTTTACAATAGCTTCACTTCGTGATGGCTGAAGTGGATTACTCATTAGAGTAGAAAAAAGAGAAGATTTATCTGAGTTATTAATATTCGCAACAGTAGAGTTAGCAGACATTACTAAAATAAATTATAGTATAAATACAATAATTTATCAATTTTTTTTAAATAAATATACTAATTAAAGTCTTAATATATAAATTACCAAATGTAGATGAAGATACAGCGTATTCTAATTTTGATAATTTAATTAAATAATCTGTTAGTTTATCTATTGAAATATTTGTAGTATTTTCTAAAATTATAGATGATAATTGTCCTAAAAATAAAGATAATGAAATACCAGTATCTATTAATTCTTTTTTAATAAAAATATATTTATTTTCTATATTAATATTTTTATTTAAAAGTAATTCTAATATATTTTTTAATGTATTATCATTTAATAAACCAACTGTTTCATAACAATATTGTTTTTTAATTACATCTATTCTCATACTTATACTTTGTAATAAGTTAATACTCTTTCTAAAATCACCATTAGATAGTTTTGCAATAACCTCAATAGCGTCATTATCATATCTAATTTTTTCTTTTTTACAAATATATTTTAATTTTTTTATAATATTATCTTTATCTACTGGAAAAAAAGTAAAATTTAAACATCTAGATTTAATTGGGGGAATAATTTTATTTTCATAATTACATATAAAACAAAATCTAGTTGTATCAGAATATTTTTCAACAATTCTTCGTAATGCAAATTGAGCATCAAAAGTCATTGCGTCTGCTTCATCTAATATAATTAATTTTATACCTTTATTAAATAATGTAATTTTTTCTGCAAACCCTTTTATTTCATCTCTGACTGAATTAATACCTCTATCATCAGAGGCATCTAATTTCATTACCATAAATGTTTTAGATTTACCATATAATTTTTCAACTATTGCCATTATTGTAGATGTCTTTCCTGTACCTGAACTTCCACTAAGTATTAAATGTGGAAAAGAGCCATTTTCTATCATTTTTTCTAGTATTTTAATAATTTTATCTTGTCCTAAAATATTATTAAATTTTAATGGTCTATATTTTTCAATCCATAAAAGATTTTCCATTAGAATATATATAAATTAAAGTTTTAAATATTAAAATCAATTTTTTATTTATTTTGTTGTAAATTAATAATTAAATATATTAGATTATAATATTGAATATATTCATCACATCCTTTAATTAAATATTGGTCAATTTCTGTTATTTTTTGTATAATTAATGCTTTATTTTTATCAGATAATTTTTTATTAAAAATAATTAAATCAGACATTTTATCTAATTGTAATGTTAAAGAATATGAAGATTTATAAATATATTCTATAACATTAATAACTTCTTTTTCTTTACAATCAATAGCATATTCAAATAATTTATTTAAAATATTTATAGGAATTAAACCAGACATATTATGAATTATTTGTTTTTGGCAATTAGTATTAGTTTCTTTAAAATATTTATTATTCATACACTTTTGAAGAAAATTTACTGCTTTTCTAAGATCACCAGAACATAGTTCAATAATATATTCTATATTTTTTAGAGAACACTTAATAGATTCTGTTTTACAAATTTGTAGTAATTTTTTTTTTATTAAGTCTTTTGGTATTGGTCTAAATCTAAATAAAGAACACCGAGATATAATAGGATCAATAATTTTATTATGATAATTACATATAATACAAAATCGCGTTACCTTTGAATAATCTTCCATAATTTTTCTAAGTGCGAACTGGGAATCAGATGTCATAGTATCAGCTTCATCTAATATTATTATTTTCCAAGGAGGCACATCATCTGATTTATTTATAGAATTTTTAGCATACGTTTTTATTTTATCTCTAACAACTCTTATTCCTCTTTCATCAGAAGCATTTAGTTCAATTACCCTATCTTCCCAATATTTATCACTAAATAATTCTCTAGCTAATGCTAATATTGTAGACGTTTTACCACATCCAGAAGGTCCAAAAAATAGTAAATGAGGTATATTTTTTGTTACTATAACTTTTTTTAATGACAATATAATTTCTTCTTGTGATATAACATCTTTTAATTTTTTAGGTCTAAATTTTTCTACCCAAGATTCATTAATCATTTTATATATATAATTAATATTCTTTTAGGTTGATAAATCATTTTTTTTTTCTTATTTTAATTAATGAATAATAATATAAATAAAAATTTATTAAATTGTTTTACACCTACTCAAGATAATCCATTTATGAATTATTTACATTTAGGTACACCCACTAACAAAAATGAAAATTGTTCTGTTAGTAAAAAAAAAATAGCCACACAATTTTATGAAGGTTCCATGTTAAATCCACAAGAATTAAAAATTAAAGATAGTTTTATTGAACAATATACTACAAATCCAGTTACCACAGTTGTTAATGATCAAACAGCTTATGCTAATTTTTTATTCCCAAATACATCAAAATGTAGAGATGACGGTTATTTATGTAAAATAAATAATGAAATTTCCTCGCGTAATACGAGAACTGTTTTAATCAGTGATAATTATAGACCAAAATATTTAGATATTTTTGGTGTCTATGAATCATATAAATAATTTAATAATATTTAATTAATAATTAGTTTATAGATTAAATATTTAATTTAATTATATAATTAATATTAATGTCTAATAATGATGTAGTTAATATTCTAGAACATACAAAAGATATATTATCTAGTATTAATACTAATAGTAAAACAATAGATAAAATAAAACAATTAAAAAAAGTTTTAAAATTATTAAAACATAATGATAATACAAATGAATTAAAAAATTTATTACATTTAACAGAGCAAGAATATAATAAAACGCTTAATATACATAATACTTTTAGATATATCTCACGAAATGATATAGAAACTATAAAAACTATAAATAATATAAATTTTAAACAATTAAATGAAGATGGAAATACATTATTACATCACTGTATTAAAATAGGAGATATAGAAATATTAACCGAACTATTAAAAAAAGGAGGAAAGATAGATTCAATAAATGGTAATGGACATACTTTACTTGAGTATGCTTGTTTAATACAAGATCCTAATATAATTAAAATTTTAATATCATTAGGAGCTAATATAAAAAAACACATTTATTTTAGAAAAGGTAATTATAATAAGTATTTATTTAAAGAAGATATTGATTTAGCAATAATTTTAAAAGTGTTAACATTAAATTCAATCTATCAAAAACAATATAATAATTTTAGTTTTTTAACAAAATTTTTTAATATTAATCAATTTATTGGTTTAGAAAAATATACTATTAAAAATATATTTTTAGGTTTAGAAAAAATGTTTGAAAATAAAAATACATATGAAACATATAAAAATATTATAATAGAAGAGCTTGAATATTTTGAATATAATTTTAAACATAATATAAAAAATTGTTATGAAGATAAAGTTGATATATTACTTGTTAATCTAATCCCATTTATAAATTATCCTTTTAATTTATCTTGTTATTTTTTTTTAACTAATGAAATAGAATTTAAAATAAATAGTATAATAAAAGATAATAAAAAAAATTATAAAAATTTAATTTTAAATTATATTTTTAATAATTATATTGAAAATAATTTATTTAAAGAAGATTATATTGGAATAATTGTATATAGAATTTTAGAAAAAAATAAAATATAAAAATAATTTTCTATATATATATATATATATGAGTAGTGATCGTACAATTTACGATAAAAATGCCTATTTAGTTAAAACTGATGAAAGCAATAAACCATTAAAATGGATGTTAGACTTAAACGCCCACGAAAATT